CCCATCAACGCCAAATAACCCCTTTTCCAATGCAACTGTAGGAGCTCTTCTTGGTGATGAAGGCAGGGCCCCTGCTTGCAGCTATGATGACCCGGGTGTGGCAGATGAGATGAGAAAGAACTTTAATAAAGGACTCTTCCGCAACCTCGATGATGTATATGAAGTTGAAAACAGTCAGCGTCAGTTCACCACTATGCCTTCAACAACTTCAGCTCCCGATACCATAGCATTTGCTGAATTCCTTTATGGTTCTCGTGGAAAAACTTGCAAAGAGGACCCCTCAAAATGTATGCCATACTTTTCTGCTCGTGATTAGTTTTTAAACACCATTCTTTATATTGTTCTCGAGTCAAGTTCTCGAGATCATTGCCCAGGCCGAATAGGGGCCAGCTCAGATTTGCATTTACCTCTCTTCACGCATGTCATGGGGTTTGATGTGATTGTCTTGCCACATACAGACACCGAATACGTATCATAGTCCTTGAAAGGAAGATACCCCAGCTTGTTGGCAATTTCTAGCGTCCTCTTGAACTGTGACCAAAAGGAATCGTCGTGACCGTATGACGGGTTCATTATATGTGACAGTTCGTGGAGCAGGACAAACAGAAGATCATCTTCTTGTTGAACAACCCCCGTGCTATCCCTGACGCACAAATACAGTTCCTTCTTTTCTATGGCATATGCTATGGTCTCGGTTTGAGGTATCTCTGTTATTGTCCCTGTCCAGTATTTCTTAATGCGTTTGATATTGCCATCCTTGGGGTAAGCAATGGTTGCAGCACCTATGAACTTCCGCGCCCTGTTCTCAAGAGTTGCCAGCATATCTGCCGCCGCGTGGTCATTTTCCAAATTCCCTGTATTCCTCACTCTATAGGTCTTACCATTTACCGAGGATACAATGTCTGATGTTTGTGGTTCGGCATTCTTGTAAACGAGCGCACCCAAGGTGGCAAGCGATATGGCGGCAAATGTAATACTCATAAATAACGCTCATATTAAATTTCGCAACAAATGATTAAAAATAAAATATACTTAGAATATAAATGGCAAGAGTTCAAGCACCCAAGAAGAATTGCACCAAGTGCCAGGGCGTTAGTTGCCAATGTCATTTGATCCAGAAAACTCTTATATCGACAAACTTATATAATCATATTTTTTGTCAATAATCATTACAGATATGAATATAGTTTATAAATATGTATCACCAAGTCATAAATCATATGTAGGTATGACAAGTGATGAAAATAGTCGCAAACTAGCGCATAGAAATACAAATGGTTCTGCACCATTGTTTCATAAAGCAATACTAAAATATGGTTTTGAAAATTTTGTATATGAAGTAATTGAGAGTGGATTATCTAGAGAAGATGCTTTTGCTAGAGAGAAATATTGGATAAAAAAGTTTGGTTCCTTTGGTCCTAATGGTTATAATCTTACAGAAGGTGGTTCGGGTTGTGGTTATGGCGAAGATCATCCATCTGCAATAGCAATTCGTTGGTATTCAAAAACAGAGGGAGAAAGAACCTGTGGGTGTATGAGTGTTCTCGCAGATTTTCTTGATGTTGGAAGAACATCAATTTATTGGGTTGTTAGTGGTGTTACTAAACAGGCGTGGAGTCGTAAATATAACGAATGGATACAGTTTAAAAATATAAATGATACCAGTCCATTTGATCCAAAATTACAAGAACCTAAAGACAGTATTTCAACAGCAATTACAATATGGGACATAGATAAGAAAACAATTGATAATACATTTCCTTCGCTGACCGCAGCATCAAATTATTATGGATTACCAAACAAAACAAACATTTTTTCTGTTTTAGATGGAAAATGTCAACAATTTATTATAGGCAATAGACGATTTGATGCTCAACGAGACACTGACCCACCACGTGAATGGAATGATCCACCTCCGCCAACAAATGGAATATCTGCTGCAATTGTTGCTTTCGACCAAGATGATAATGATGATAATTATGTCCTTTGGTTTCCTTCTATAAAGGAAGCAAAATTAGCAGGATATTCTAAAGCAGGAGTATGTGCTAATCACGATCGTTTACACGCTGGAAAAACACCAGAGGGCAAACAATTACGATGGGAATTTGAGGATCCGATAAGACGTGCTCGTATGCCAAAACGTTAATTTGTTGTATGTTTATAAATGAATAAATATTATATATTCTTAATATAAATGACAAGAACAAATAATACGACGTCTTGCAAAGTATGCAAGAATACCAAGGGGATTGGACAGGCATGCAAGAAATGCCGTGTGTTGTTTAACCAGATCCCTCTCGTAGACAACCCATTCAGCACCTATAATTACAAATACACCGCCACCGAGACCCAGGCCACGAATGCCAAGAACCAGGCAATCTGGGGTCTGGTAAACATAGGTCTCTCCACCGAAGCAGCCCGCCTGTACGGCGATGTTGTGGTGCAGAAGACAACTCGTGCCTGCAGGCGGTCTGAAGGCGGGTTCGCAGACACCAACACAGAGCTGTGGGGCACCTCTCCTTACCTGGGACGTGGTGATGGCGAGTTCTACAACATCGACAAGTCAAATGACCTGGTGCGCGGGTTCGAATCTTCTCTTCGTGGAACCAAGTCTCGCACATTCATCACCGATGTTTCTCCAATTCCATACACATGGCAGCAAATCGATGTTCCATTGGCAGCTGCAACTACAAGCTTCATCGCCGGTCTAAATACAAGGGAGACTCCTGCGTATAGCGAATCATAAATTAAATATTGTCATAGATAAATATGGATTCTAGGTTGTCCGAACCTTATAATATTCGTGCAGCACAGATCAGAATGATTCCAGGAGGCGCGGGAGGCATCCCCATGAACGCCTTTGAAGGAGGAGAACCCGCCTGGACAACGCTGCCTATGAAGCGCATTGTCCCAGATGCAGATACCTCTTTCTGCGGCGTCCCGACTCTCGAGGAAATAGGCAGGCTGAGGACAGAATTCGTCTCCAAGTACGAGACAACGCCTTATGCCGTGGACCAGACTTTCACAAACACCCTTGGCGCAGGCAAACTAAACCAGCAGTTCACACGCGTGCCCGGGAGTTATTACGATGATAGAAACTTTGATATCATCAGGTCCGAGAAATATCCAGACCCACCAATTCTGTGGTTGACTTCTATTGGCGTCAATAGCCGCCAAGCGGGTCGCAGTGATGGTGTGAAATACAAACGGTAAAATGTTTGTTATATGTATGGCGCAAAAACAAGTGAAGATACAGCTGAAACACGAAGGTTCTCTCGAAAAGTATGGATATCATGTATCGGATACTAGGGATACCAGACGGAAAGCACTGAAGAAAGTATTTGCGGACAGAAAAACCAGAGATGGCCTAAACAAACTCATCGCAAGGATAAATGTTTTAAGCATTTACTTTAAAAGATCCAATCCATTGTATGCTGCGCGTGCAAATGAAGATGAAGCCTTTATACGGAAATATCGCGACAAAAAGTTTCCGCTGTGATTTGAAAGATGTATCTACACTTTTCAAAATAACCACCGTGTTTCTTTAACATTTCTTGGTCTTTGGTGCATCAAGTCCGCCGAGAGAATATGCGAGCACATCCATGGTTTCGTCATTTCTGCTGCGCAGCACCGGACGGAGTCTAGGAGTGTCCAAGAACATTGTCTGACCAGTGAAACGCTCTTTCTTGCCCTTCATCAGAAAGTATGCGAGGGCAAGACACAGTGCTACAATTACGAGTATTTGCCAGATTTGCATTTTAGTAATCAAATATTTTTTTGATTAACAGTTGAATTTACCGCATATCGACAAAACAAGTATATAAGATTCTTGGTTGTATTGTATATGAATCCGAACTTCAGGCATCTAAGATGCTCGGAATCAGCAGAAGAACAATTTCAGACCGTATAAAAAACAAGAAATTTACAAACTATGTTTTATTTAACAGTTAAACTTTTGACACCAATCGTCATGTGTGGTGACTCCCTTGTTCGTGGGAACGGGGGCGAGGACCTTGGGGCTGGCGGCAAACTCTTGCACGGTGCTTGGAAGGCCGTGGATGACAGAGTCAAATTTCTCGGTCTTCTTCTTGTTGAACATCTTGCCAAAGAGCAGACCTAGTGCGAAAATCACGACAATCACCACGAGGAACATCAGGGGGCTGGATGGCACTAGCTTCATACTGTATAGTAACAACAAATATTATTTTTAAAACTTAAGGTTTTGTCACGGCTTTGACATCATTTGCCTTCTTAGCTTCCATAATCGAATTAACCATAGTTCCAATCACAAATGCTATAAGCATCAGGGTGAACAGTAAACCAGGGGTCCGGTTCAATATGTCAAGCAACATTGTGTATATACTATTAACACATTTTTTATGCGTGTGTCTAATTTTTGTAATAAATAACTCTATATATAAAAGATATGGACGACGTAGAAACAATCTTGAGCAAGGGAACAGACGAAACGTATATCTTCCTGGTCGACTCTGCCAAGCGCGACAAGGCTGCCTACCCAACTCCCTCAGAATTTGAGGTGACATTCAACTCACAGTTCCGCAATGTGACAAAGTTTGAAATCCTAAACGTTTCAATCCCACGTACAGACTACTTGGTAGATGAGACAGAACGCTCGCTCGTATATGCCATAGGACAACCCACAAACATTGCCACCTGGGAGAGCGATCTCACGCAAATACGCACCGCAAACATAACTCCCGGTGACTACAACTTGAGCCAGCTGATAGATGAAATAAATAATCAGCTCACTGCGGTTGCCAATGCTTTCAACGACACCACCGTGCTCCAAGTAAGTCCCACAACAAACCCTAATGAAATCTCCAACAAAATAAACTTGACCTCATCAGGACCCTTTACTCTTCTGAGCGGGTCTATAAACTCTACAATAGGGTTTGGAGACCCTGTCAATGTTACCCAATCCGCTGCAACGAGATACTACAATGTAGTCCCAGGTTACACGGTGAACTATCCAAATGGGGCAGAGAATACGTTCTTGTCAATCCCTGGCACCATCCCAGGTTCTACAAGCATAAATGAGTTTGTTGGCGTGTTCCCCCCAGGAGACAAGAATAGTTTTGTAAAGATAACATCATCCGATGTCCTGCGGCAATATTTCACCTCAACGTCAGCAGGAGCCCCGACTACAGTCACAGGGTATTTTAACGACATCGGGACCGCGCCGTCAGGAGGGTTCGTATCCAACGTTGCCATAAAATATGCGGGGGATGGAACTACCATAGCATTTGGAAATATCGTGAGCATAAACGATGAGCTGACACCCAGTATCTCAAATCCGCTAACGGTAATCAGCAACTTTGTCCAGGGACAGGACTATTTTGTAGAGTTCACGGCAGCAACACCGGCCTCTGCCACAAACTGTACATCTCTGTGGTATCATAGCCCAAATCTGCCGCCCGTGGGAGGGGCGTTCATGCAAGTAAATGGGGCCAACGTGTTTCCTGGCCAGTACTTTGCGACGACGGTCGTAGCTGGTGCCGTTGGAAATAATCTGACGTCTCCTGGCATCGTGAATATACGAGGCGCGCGTTACATCAAAATACGGTGCAAGGAACTAGAGCAACTTATATATAAAGATCGCACCGGAGAACCCACCACGGCCGGTGTTGGCATCGTGAACCTCATCGGTTACGGGTACTCTCAGGAAAAGTATGATTTCAAATCAATTCCTGCTAAGAGTTTTTTTCCAATAGGAAAGTTACAAAAATTAACTTTCCGACTTGAGAGACCAGATGGTACTCTGTATAACACGCAAGGGGTAGATAATAGTTTTCTGTGCGCTCTGACCTACAGAGTGGTTCCCAACTCCTCCGCAGACAGGAAATTCGACGGCCCGGGTAAGTATCCTGCGGCTCCCGGATACTCAGGCGACTACGTGAAATTACAGCAAGAACGCTGGGCTGCTGAAGCTCGTGCCACATATCCCACACAGAAAGCTACGTACGATCGCTGCAGACCACGAACTGGTTAGTATCACAATTTTTCATGCGACCACTTGAAACCATATGCTGTTTGGCGATCTCCACAAGCACACATGCTTATAGAAGACCCACTGCTCTTTCCAAGAGCTCGTGCTGCTTCTCTACCCGAGGCATATTCATCCACGTACGTACCATCGATGGTATATTGATACACTTTCTTGGAACTACGATTCTTCTCACCGGTCTTCCCATAATTAGGATTCTTCTCACCAGACATTGCTTCACTGATTTGTTGCTTAGTTTCGTCACTCAGTGTCTTTCCATACCAATAAGCCTTCTCACCGGTCATTGCTTCGCTCAATTTTTGCTTGGTTTCATCACTCAGAGTCTTTCCATACATAGGGTTCTTCTCACCAGATAGTGCTTTGCTCATTTTTTCCTTGGTCTCCTCGGTGTGATTCTTTCCAGTATGTGCTTTGCTGATTTTTTGCTTGTGTTCATCACTCAGAGTCTTCCCCGATTGTGCTTCGCTCATCTTTTGCTTGGTTTCCTCGCTCAATTTGCCAGTGGAACCACCGCCCTCGCGTAGATTGTACCCTCCAGGCGCAAGAGTTCCCATTTCTTCTACCAAAAGTTCCTCGTCAAAGTTCAGGTCCTCATCAGGGCACTCGTACCAGTCTATCTTCACATTTTCCCATCCGTACTTTTTGATGGCATTGCATACTGCCACACAACTGCTATTGGCATATTGATGTTCTTCCAAACGTTTATGTATATCACGAATTGTTTGTCCAATGTAACTCTTTTCTGATGGAAAAGTGAGCTTGTAAATGAAACCCATTACTTTTACAGAATCTGTATTATGTAAAAGACATATTTTGTCGATATACTCAAATGACAACAAATGACAAAAAATGACAAAAAATGACAACAAATGACAATTAATATGTTTTGGTCCGTGACCATCCACCGCTTCCGCAACCACAGCCCTTTTCTTTGTTCACAAACATTAAATTTACGAACTCTACGAACAAAATCTTAGTAGTAGGTTTGTTTTCCTCTAGGTTCTCTACATTTATGTTCTGTGGAATGATATCATCATCGTCATCAGACATTGCCATTCTGGCATCGAAGAAACCTGGACTAAGCTCAAGCGACATTTTATTATTGTAAATATTTTAAATGCGATTGAAGCGGCGATAGTCTCCAAGCTCCACGGCAAGCGCGGGAGTTTTCCCCTTCCCCTGGGGCATTACCGCGGTTAAGACGTCTGCCGGGTCCCAAGTTGTAGCAGGAATCTTGGTTTCGTAAGTAGGTCTATAAAGTTTCATGGTAAACTTCTCCTTGCGCACTTTGAACCACCAGAATGACGCAGCTATTATCGCAACAACAATAAGGGCGATAAGGTAATTCATGTTTTATATTACATAATATTATTATTTACCATCTGGCAAAAAGATCGTCATGTTCATCAATACAGTTCTTCATCAAGTTAGGATGCCATGCTACCACAAGAAGTTCTTCGTGAAAAGGTCGGGGTATGTAAGCAGGCCCGGGGCGCAGATATTCAAAGATCGTAGACTTTTCTTTTCTTTCTATTGTCAGAAAAGAATCTTCAAAGGGAAGAGTTATCCTGAAAATGTCATTGATGTGTTTGAT